GAGGATTGATGTTAAAATTGTTGAAAATTTTGGTGTTGATGATGAAGAAGTGGATTTCTCAAAAGATGAGGGTGAAGATACACTGACAATTTTGAATAAATATATTGAAGACTCAGATTTTGAATTAAGTAAAGAGATTGTAAAAAATTTAATGAAGGAAGTCTATCAACAAGCTTGCGAACTAGACTAATGTTTATTTTAACCATATCGGGACAAGAAGGAGAAGGGGCATACGCTGTTACTGACCCAGATGGAGAAAAAGCAATGTATCTTTTTCAAGATCAGGATGATGCTGAAAGATATGCTGGTCTACTCGAAGCAGAGGACTATCCAGAAATGAATGTAATAGAAATTGAAGAAGATGTTGCAATTAAGACCTGTTACAGGTATAATTATAGATATGTCATTATTAAACCAGATGATTTTGTTATTCCACCAATAGATTATGATAATATTCAAACAGATAAGATGGCGTAATTTCCTATCCACAGGAAACCATTTTACTGAAATTGATTTTCAAAAAGCACAAACTAACTTAATAGTAGGAACAAATGGAACAGGTAAAAGCACTGTTCTAGATGCTCTTACTTTTTCTCTGTTTAATAAACCATTTCGTAAAATTACTAAATCTCAGTTAGTTAATGCTGCAAATGAAAAGGATTGTGTGGTAGAGATTGAATTTTCAACACCAAACTTTGATTGGAAAATTGTGCGTGGAATTAAACCAAATATATTTGAGATATGGAAAGATGATGAACTTCTGGATCAAAATTCTGCAATGAATGATCAGCAGAAGTGGCTAGAAGAAAATGTATTGAAGTTAAATTACAAGTCATTTACACAGATTGTAGTGCTAGGTAGTGCATCTTTTGTTCCTTTTATGCAATTGAACGCACCGAACCGCAGAGAGGTCATTGAGGACATCTTAGACATCAAGATATTTTCCGCAATGGGATTACTATTGAGAGAAAGAGTTAGGTCTACGAATGAAAGAATACGAGAACTTACAATTAAAAAAGACTTAACTGAAGAAAAAATAGATATGCAGAAGTCATTTATTAGTGACTTAGAAGAAACTGGTCGAAAAGATATTGATAAGAAGAAGCAAAAGTTAGAAAATATATTTGTTGGTATTGGAACTCATCGTCAAATCATAGAAGATACTGATAAAAAATTAAAAAGTATCAATGATGACATGGAATCGTTTGCAAATTCTAACAAAAAGTTACGAAAATTAGGTAACTTAAAAGGTAAATTATCCAATAAAGTATCCAACATTACCAAGGAACATAAGTTCTTCAGTGAAAATGTAACATGCCCTACATGTACCCAAAATATAGAAGAATCGTTTCGGTTAAATAAAATTAACGAGGCAGAATCGAAGGCAAAAGAACTCAAAAAGGGTTACGAAGAACTGGAGTCTGCCATCAAACTCGAAGAAGATCGAGAGCAAACTTTTAAAAAATTAACCTCGGAGGCCACGAAACTCACGCATGAAATTTCTAAAACCAATACAAGGATTTCTGGACTTGAAAATCAATCCAGAGAACTCGAACAAGAAATTCAAACAATTACCGAACAACTTAAAAACCGAACTGCTGAGAAACATGCGTTAGAAACTCTACTATCACAACTCGAAGACCTCCAAAAAGAACAATCTGAATTTAAAGAAAAGAATGCATATCATGATTTTGCACATTCTTTACTGAAAGATGGTGGTGTCAAGTCAAAAATTATTAAAAGATATCTTCCATTAATGAATCAGCAGATTAATAAGTATCTGCAGTTGATGGATTTCTATATCAATTTTTCATTAGATGAGGAGTTCAAGGAAAGTATCAAGTCACCAGTTCACGAAGACTTTAGTTATGAGTCATTTAGTGAAGGTGAGAAGATGCGTATTGACTTGTCTCTTCTTTTTACTTGGAGAGATATTGCCAAGATGAAAAACTCTGTTAGTACTAACTTATTGATACTTGATGAGATATTTGATAGTTCACTTGATGGATTTGGAACTGACTACTTTACTAGAATTATTAAGTATGTTGTAACGGATGCAAATGTATTTGTCATATCACATAAGACAGATGAATTGGTTGATAAGTTTGACAATATATTGAAATTTGATAAAATCAAAGGATTCAGTAAACTTACGATTTAGGATTGTGATATTAGATAAAGAGATATATGTCATTGACGATTTTATTGATATTGAATATCAGAAGGATATTAAAAATATTTTAATGGGTGATTATCAATATAAAGGTAAGGATTTTCCTTGGTATTATGCTGAAGATGTTACAAGTGCAGGTGATTGGGATAGTCAACATAGACCAGCATTAGGTCATGAATACGTAGTTATGGATAATCAAGATAATCCGATTGGCGAAAGATTGAGTGAATTTCATTATTTGTTTTTACCAATGCTTAAAGATGTTTGTCGAAGAATGAATATTAAAAATATTAATGTTCTTCAAGGTCGTTCTTTTTTACAATTTCCATTAAATCTAAAAGATAGAAGTGTAGATACTCCTCATGTAGACTTGCATCGTAGAAAACATTTTGTTGCTCTTTATTATGTTTGTGACAGTGATGGTGACACTATAATCTACAATGAAAGAATGGAATCAAAAACTTATACAATTAAACAAAAAATTACACCAAAACAAGGTAGAATTGTATTATTCGATGGTAGTTTGTATCATACAGCAGAGCAACCTCTAAATAATGCTAGATGTATAGTTAACTACAACTTAGAACAATGAAAGTCCCTAATTGGCAGCATCATTCCAAGAAGGAACAGAAGCGTCATCTTAAACCACAAGCATTACGTCAGGCAAGAGCCAGACGCAACCACTTGAAAAAGTGTCTACTTAACCCTTCCAAGCGGAGGGTTTTGGAGTATCATAGAGGTATAAGATAAGAAAGTCCAATGAATGTCAACCACGAAATCAAATCACAACTTGCTAAGTTACTTGCTACAGAAGACCTTGTAGTTGAAAACAAGGAAGTAGACACAGCATCATTTAATGTTCATACTCGTGTCCTCACACTTCCACAATGGGAGAAGGCAAGTAGTTTAGTATATGACTTACTTGTAGGTCATGAGGTTGGTCACGCACTCTACACACCTGATATCGAGTGGTACAAGGACTATCCGATTTCACCAGGTATTGTGAATGTTGTAGAGGATGCTCGTATTGAAAAGTTGATGAAGCGTAAGTATGGTGGATTAGCAAAGACTTTTTATCGTGGATACAATGAGTTACATGAAGAAGACTTCTTCAAGTTAGAAGATGAAGATATAAATGAGATGAATTTACCTGATCGTATCAACTTACATTTCAAGTTAGGTAACTTTGTTGATATTAATTTTACTATTGAAGAAACTCATTTTGTTGCAAGAATAGACCAGTGTGAGACATTTGATGATGTATTAAAAGTATCACAAGATTTACATAACTTCTGCAAAACACAAGATGAGAAAAGAGAGCAAGAGAAGGTAGATAATGTTGCTCCACAAGGTATTCCATTTGAAGCAAATGGTTCAGATGGAGAGAACAAATCAGAGGTGCCAATTAATGCATCACAAGAAGAAGAGGGTGAAGCAGAAGGTGGAGATATCAAGACAGAGGAGACACAGACCAGAGGAGATACACCTCAACCTCAAAATCAACCCCAAACTGGTGGTGATCAGAGTTCACTTGGAGGAGAATCAAGTCTTGATGTGAAGACAGACAGATCTCTTCAAGAGTCACTCAAAGACCTCGTAGATACCAATGAGTATTATAGAGACACTAACTACATTGAGATTCCAAAGTTAGACTTAGATAAAGTTATTGTCAACAATTCTGATCTTCATTCAAGAATCGAAAAAGAGTGGAAAGAATCTCATGATGATTCTGTATTTAATCTTGTAGATAAAAAATTCCTTGAGTTCAAAAAGTCTGCACAGAAAGAAGTCAACTATCTTGTTAAAGAGTTTGAGTGTAAGAAATCTGCTGATGCTTATGCTCGTTT